TCAACGGGCCGGCGTCTGGAGAAAATGCTCGACGATGCGTTCGGTTTCGCCGGACTGCTTCATCGCCTGCAAGGCCGCGCTCAGCTTGCCGGCCAGAGAGGCCGGGTCCAGCCGTTGCGGGTAGTTGTCCGGGCTTAGCGGCTGGTCGGCGCGGTAATCCGGGTTGGGCAGCGCCCGGTAAAAGCGCGAATGCTTGGAAAAGCCCATATGCATTGCCTGCCAGGGCTCCAGCGACGGGTGCAGCGTCAGCCCGGCCGGCCGCAGCCGTTCCCAGTAGAAGCGCAGCGTGAGTTCGTCATAGATGTAGAAATCCGCCTTGCCGGCGCTGATCAGGCGGAAGGCGCGTTCGACGTCCAGCTCCGGCACTTGCAGCACTTTGGTGCGCGCTTGCCAGGGAGGGGGAAGCAGGTCCGGGTTGCCCAGGCTGCGCAGCTTGAAGCGCGGCGCGAAAACTGAGCACCTTTTTGCGCGATAAGTCGGGTTGAGATCATTTTCCAGCATTCGCAAAAGAATTTCACTTTTGACAGCAAAGGGGCCGCAAGGCCCCTCATCACATCCTACTGCCGATCACCAGTTACGAATGATCAGTTCCCCCTTCTTGTCCTTGCTGCGACCGGCGCCACCAACGGAGTAGCTGATGTCCACCCGTTCGGTGATCAGACTGTCAAAGACCTGGTGCATTTCTGGGATGTCGTTGACCGAGATAACCATGCGGCCCTTGATGGTCCTGGCCAGCTCGGCCATGCGTTGGTACTGGTGCAAGCCGAAGTCCACGCCATAGCCTGCTGTGCCCCAATACGGCGGATCGCAGTAGATCAGTGTGTGATCGCGGTCATACTTCTTTATGCAGTCCGCCCAGTCCAGGTTTTCGATGTAGGTACGACTCAGGCGAAGGTGGGCAGCGGACAGGTCTTCTTCCAGCCGCAACAGATTGAGCCTGGGTGGGCTGGTCGTGGCCGTACCGAAACTCTGACCATCAACCTTGCCGCCGAAAGCCATTTTCTGCAGGTAGAAGAACCTGGCCGCGCGCTGGATGTCGGTCAGCGTTTCTTCCGGCGTGATTTGCAGCCACTTGAAGATTTGACGTGAGGTCAACGACCACTTGAATTGCCGAACGAACTCCTCCATGTGGTGACGCACTACTCGGTACAGGTTGACCAGTTCGCCGTTGACGTCGTTGATCACTTCGACCTTGGCTGGCTCTTTCAGGAAGTAAAGTGCGGCCGCGCCGCAGAACGGCTCGACGTAGCAGGTATGCTCAGGGAACAGTGGGAGAATGTGCTTGGCGAGACGGCGCTTGCCGCCGATCCAGGGAACAATGGGATTAGCTGTGATTTGTAACATCTGCAAGGTTCTTTCCACGGATGCAATTCCCGTTTAGGCTTGTTTCACCGTAGGCCTACGGTAGACAGCCTTGGGATGACTTGCAGGCTATGACTGCGGGTCAGCTGGCCGGGCAGGTGCTCCAACACTCGCCCGGTCGCTGTCTTCTACTTCCTCTATGCTGGCGCTACCGGCCACTCCACCTTATCCAGATTTCCCGCCGTTTCCGGCAAGTCGCGCAGCGCTTTGCGGTACTTTGTCCAAGCGGCTTTTTGCTCAGCGGTGAGCGCGGCATCCGGCACTTGCGTCCAGTCGCATGCGCGCAGCAGCGTATTACGCTCATTGCGCAGGACTTCAAGCATGGCGTCACGGCGTGCCGTGGCAATGGCCTCTTCGCTGGCGCCGAACACATCCCGTGCCTCGTGTTCAGAAACATTCACGATTTCCCCACGGGGGGTTTTTACGGATTTCAGAATCATGGATGGCTTCCTTAAATAACAGTCGGAGTCGTGATGGCTTTGCCCCAAATGGGATCAGGCGCCGTCAGCGGCGACACTTTCACGCCGCCCCCGACGTAGGGCGGAACTTCAACGAGGGGATAAACGGGGGTATTTTCGGAATAAATAGGCTTCAGGTTTTCAGTGCCTTGGAATACCGCGCCGGGCTCAAGAGCAAAGTCAGCGAAAAGCTGGTAACTCATCCCGCCGCCTCGCAGCCACAGAAACCTGCCTATGTTGTCGGTCTGCACTCTAGCCACAGACTGGTGGTATGCGAAGCCATAGTAATCAACACGGGTGTGATAGAAATCGGACCACGCATCGCCACGAACCCTCATGTCAAGGACCAGTCCGGCAACGTTATTGCTGCCCAGAGCCGGCGGGTGCGCGGCATTGTTATCGCGATAAACGACAAGCCGACCCAGGTGGTGTACAGCACAAGGACGTACCGGCACCGGGTAATAAGTGTTCGCGTCGCCGCCCACCATTATCGTGGTGGAAAACGGCAGCGCCATATCCACCTTCGCGCCATTCCGCCACGTATCCAGTTCATTAATTTTCGCCACCACCTTTGCGTCGATCTCGGCAGACTTACCGCGTACGGTTGCAGTTAATTCGGTTGACGCGCGAGTCAGCTCTGCGATTCCACTTTCCAGGCTCATAGGGTTGTTCCTTTCAGAAATAAGGTTTGCATTTGAATCAGGGATGCCGAGTTGGCGATTTCGACTTCCAGCAAGCGGTCAAGGCGCAGCGTCGCTCGACGGTTGGTTTCAGCCAATGTTGTCAACTGGTTGGCGTGCTCAGTGGAGCTGCGCATTGTTCGTGCGGCCAGGTCTTCCAAGCCCGTATGTAGCGTGGCCAGCTGCGCATCCTGCTGCAGGTCGACCAACTGACTGACGATCTGCGCGCCGGCCAGGCTGGCCAGCTCCTCGGCCAGGTGCAGGTTCAGGCCCGCGCCCGTGGATTGCACGATGACGCTATCCGGGGGCACGCCAGACAAGGTCAAGTCATAGGCCAACAACAACTCAAGCCCACCTTGCTTGTATGCCAGCGCGCGGTTTGGATCACTCCACACCGCCAGGCACACACCGCTCTCCAGGATGAAGCCGACTTCACGCACCCAAAACTCAGCACCATCGTCAGTCAAGGCGGTCAAGTGGAGTTGACGCGGGCCAACGATGCGACCGTCCGCGACGGGATAGCGGACAACCTCATGACGCAAGCCGCTCTGCCCGGCGTTGGGCACATAACCGGCATCGCCCAGGGCGACGTGGGTTATCCGCAACTGGATGCCATCGCCGCTGGCCAGTTGGATGGCGGACAAGCCCGCATCCAACAGTTGCGGGATGAGCGTAGTAGTCATCTCTAGCCCTCCATTGAAAGGCGCAGCACTGCCCTGGCGCGTCCTGCGCTGGCAAGCTGTGTGGGTTGAAAAATCGGCTTTGCGGGGACCGGCAGGCAGTGGCCACCAGTGCGACGTATCGCACGCACCTGGCCCGCCGAGGCGAGATAAACCCCTTGATCGAAGCGTGCGCCGACATGCAGCGCATAAGAGCAGCGGACCGGCTTCGCTTCATCCACCATGCACTTCAGCCGGTGATATAGCTCAGCGCTCAATAAAGGGTTCTTGTCCTGCCAGTTGTCGTTGGCCCACAGCTTCAAACTGAAGGTGTAGGGGATACCCTCCGGCTGCTGCTGCCACCACTCCAGCAATTCGGCATCGATACCCAGCACGCGGAACACTTCCTGAACCGCCCACATCGTGCCTTTGTATCGATGCAATTCGATCGCTCTTTTGATCAAGGCGCGCTGCTGGCGCTCATCGCTGGTGAGCAACCAGCCTTCATCGCCCATCACATGGAATTGCTCGGCAAGAACCGGCAACAACTCGGTGTCGACTTGATCCACCAGGTAAACCAGCAGCGGCGACAAGTCTTGCTTGCTGATACGGCCAGTCAGTTGGCCCAACGCGCGGAAGCGCGGGTCACTGGCCAGCACGGGAGGCAAAAGCATGGTCTCAGCCATTTGCCACTCCCGTCGGTGTGATAGAAATCTGGGTGCAGTGCGCCCATTCGCTGTCACTCAATACACGCAAGGCTGGGCTGTTCAGCGTGACCTGGTACACGCCAGGCACCTGCAGCGCGGCAATCACCTGGCTTGGCACGATGTCGCGTCCCAAGCCGCCCGCCCGGCCATCGACATAGGCTTTGACCTGTGCCATCGCCTGGGCCTGGACCGAGTGCGAATCCGCCTGGGTATACAGCACCAGTTGAGCCTCAATCGCATAGTCGACGCGGCTAGGTGCCAATGCTCGCACCCGGTCAGTCAACGGCCGCACCTTCTCGGCGGAACACGTGGCCTCAACCAAGGCCAGCAAATTGGAGTCCGGCAGCCCCGTTGCCGTCAGGGGGTAAAGGTGAACGACGCCAGGGGATGGCGACAGCACCGCAACGTCGACGATGCTCTGATGCGCCTTGAGGGCATGGAAACGGTAGGCCAGACGGCTGCCGGCGTTGGTGAACGACTCCGGCGCCAGCTTGATGCGCTCACGCAAGCGCTCGTCGTCCTCCTCGTCGTAGCCGGTACTGGTCACCGAGATGTTGGCGGCCGCCACCTCCTTATCGCCCAACTCATCGACCAGACCATTGATCTGTCCAGGCTGCCAGCCATTGCCGGCAGTGCCAGGTTCTTCGCCAGTAGCGGCCACATCAACCGATAGCTGGCCGGCAGGCAAGGTGATATCCACATCGGTGGCAAAGACCACCACGCCATCGTCACCCTCGACACGGGTACCGGCCGGGATCAACAGCCCGGTGGCCAGCACGGCCTCCACGGTAAAACGCAGCACGGTCTTGGCGGGCTGCGCCGGCAAGCGCGTCACGCCGACCAGTTCGCCCAGGTAGTCCAACATCGGCGCGCGGGCATAGGCCACCAGATTCTGCTTGGCCGCCTCCTGGATGCCGATGCGCACCAGGTTTTCGCGATAGGCGATCACGTCGATCAGCAGCCGCTCCACCTGGGCCGGGTACAAAGTCTTGCCCGATAACTGCTCGTACTGGGCGACGATCTCGGCGGTGATGGTATCCGGGTTGCGGTCGATGAAGCTCGGCTCGGGCAGACTCATAACTGCACCTCGGTCTCACGCAAAACCCCGTCCGCCAGCTTCCAGCGCACGCGTAGGGTGACTTGAGAGTCCTGCACCGCCGGCGTGATCTTCTCCAGGACGCAACGCGGCTCCCACTTGCGAATTGCCTCTACCGCCTCGCGCACCAGGTGCGGAATCGCTTGGTTGATCGGCTTGTCGAGGTGAAGGTGCAGGCTGGAGGCGAAATCCGGGCGATGCGGGTCGCAGCCCTTGGGCGAGCACAGGATGATGCGGATGGACTGGTCGATATCCGCCACAGTCTCGACAATGCCGAGGCCGCCGAGGGCGGGTTGCCAGTGAAAGGAGTCAGATAGCCGGGTCATGTGACTATCGTCACATCTGGCATCACTACGGAATAGTAAAGCAGATTAAAATGGCATGATGATTGAGAAGGAGTCCGTATGAGTTACGTCATGCCCGAACACAACAAATCAGCGTTCAACTGCCCGCACTGCAATGCCTATGCACAAATGGAGTGGACAAAGTTGTACAACGCAAAAAGTGCACGAACACAGTTTGAAATGGCGACGTGCACAATTGAGCACTGCCAGAAAAGTTCAGTTTGGATGAACAACTTGAGTAGCAGTGAATTATTAATGATCCAGATGGCCACCGCCGGTGGTGCTCAGCTTTGCGGTTTATCCTATCGCATGATCTACCCTCAAACGGCCATGGCACCAATGCCGTCGGAAGACCTACCAGAAGATTGCAAAAGGGAGTACTTGGAAGCTCGGGACATCGCAGCGCGTTCTCCCCGAGGTGCCGCCGCTTTACTACGGCTAACGCTACAAATGTTGTGCAAACACCTTGGGTTCCCTGGTAAGAACATCAACGATGATATCCAAGCCATGGTTCGAGAGAGAAGACTATCGGAAATGGTTCAGCAGGCTTGTGATGCAATCCGCGTTGTGGGCAACAACGCCGTGCACCCTGGAGAACTTGATGTTAGGGAGGATGCTGAGATTGTTCCCATCCTGTTTGAAATGGTGAATATCGTTACTGATGAGATGATTTCAAAACCTAACAAAACTAAGGCAATGTTTAATCGGTTGCCTGACAAGGTCAAAGAGAGCATCAAAAATAGGGACGCTTCCAAGAAAAGCAATTAATGACTATGGTGATTTGAATTCCCGCCGGCATCCATCACGGACCCGCTGGCGTGGATGTCTCCATCCACCTCCATCTTGCCACTGATCACTGCTGAGGCGCCGTTTCCGCCTGACACCGCCATCCCGCCTTGTCCCTCCAGCTTGCCCTTCACCAGGACGTTGCCGGTGAACTCAGCCTCCGGCGTGTCCACCGTTACCTTTGCGCCAGCCAGCAGCAGAATCTCAGCGTCGGCCTGGACCACCACCTTCTGCACCCCGGTCACCGTCAGCACATGAGTGCCCCGGTCGTACTCCAATAGCGCGCCGTCCTTGAAGCGAACGACGAACTTGTTCGGATCGGTCACCGGCGGCTTGTCCGCATCGGAATACACCGCCCCCAGGATCACGCCGTCCTCGCCGCGCGCATCCAGCAGCACCGCGACATGTTCGCCGTTATCGTAGGTCCAGCAGCATTGATCCTGCAGGGTCTTCGGGTAGGCGATCGGCAGCCACATGGTGCGCATATTGTCGAGGTCCGGCAGGCGCACGCGGGCGAAGCCGGGTTTGCTGGCGCTGACCGTGCCGAACTTGAGGCTGGCGCCGAACTCGTCGAAGGTATCGTTCATTTCTTCTTGCTCACCGTTGTTGTGCCAACCACATCCACCTTGCCGTCCTTCATGCCGTAGACCTTCAAGGACTTGCCGGACTTCTTCTTCGTAGCACCGCCGCCCTTGCCCTTGGCGACCGAGATCGCCGCGCGCTTGACCTCCAGCTCGGTGGTGTAGCCGCCGCTTCTGTCGACGCGGTGGCGCGCCGACTCCACCAGGTAGCGGCCGTCGAGCTTGCCGCACCCGGTCAGGTCGAAGGTCACGCCGGCGACAAGCTTCGAATTGCCAGGCAGGGTCAGGTTGCCGGCGGTTTGTTCCTGGTTGCTCTTGTCCAGCGCCGCCTTCGCCTTGGCCTGCGCCGCCGCCTTGGAGCCGGAGCGCGTGGATAGCTTCAGGGTGTCGCCGCTGGCGGCCTGGCCGGCGCCGCGCTTCTTGGCGGACACGGTGGTTTGGCCCACGGCACCCACCTGACCGTCCGCCTTCATCCCGTACACCACCAGCTTCTTGGTCTTCGGGTTGTGGTACTTCACCTTGGCTTGCTTGTAGATATCCTTGATCTTGTCGCGCAGCCGCAGCGAAATCAGGTCGCCGGCCTGCAGCGTGGCCACCGCCTTGCCGTCGCGCAGATCGGCCAGCTCGGTGAAGACTAGCTTACTGCCAACAATCTTGAAGGCGTAGCCGTACTCGCGCGCCAGGCGGGTCAGGAAGGCCACATCGCGTTCCTGGTACTGGGTGACGCGGTCGATACGGATGTCGCGGATTTTGCCGGTCAGCGTCAGCTGATTGCGCTTGGCGATGCGCCGGGCGATCGCCGCCAGCGTGGTGTTCTCGTAGGCGCGGCCGGAGCTGGTGCGCACCGACTTCTTGATGCCGGTCGACAGCGCCCGGATCGTCACCGTTGAAGGCGGCATCGCAATCTCGATCTCGTCGATCTCGAACGAGCCGCACGGCAACAGCGGCGCCGCGTCGTAGCCAATCTTGAGCGACAGCGCGTCGCCCTTGCCGGGGTACCAGGCGCGCAGCCAGCGGCCATCGGCATCCTCCAATTGCACCTCCAGCTCGTCGGACTGGCCGGATAGGTAATCGGTATAGGTCACCGACAACACATACGGGGACACATCGTTGGTGATGTTCTTGTGCCCGTAGGACAGCATGAACACCGGGTGGGGCACGGCGGCCACCGCCGTCGGCTCTGATACGGCCTGTGTCAACGCAGCCATGGTGGCAGCTCCTCGTCCTCGGATAGATCATCCTGCTCAATGATGGGAATGGACAGCACCAGGCCGCTTGGCAAGGCGGTGGCCAGCGGCACATGCGGGTTGGCCGCCACGATGCGCTCGTAAGCCAGCGCGTCGCCGTAATAGCGGGCAGCCAGTTGATCCCAGCGTTCGCCCTCGGTGGTGACATGGGTCAGGAACATGATCTAGATCGCCCTGGTGATGACCTTGCCGGCCAACTTGCTGATATTGGGCGCCATCGACTCCAACGCACTGCTGGCGGCTGCAAGCTGGCTGGCCATTGAGTCGATGCGGCCCACGACATTGCCGGCGGTGACGGCGGACAACGCGCCCTGGGCATTGCGCACCGCATCGAGCGCAGCGTTGCCGGCGCGCAGGATGCCGCCCGCGTCGGGTAGTTGGCTGCTGATAATGTTCAATACCGGCGATAGACGCTCCAGCGGACCCGCCACCTGCTTCAGCGCCCCTTGCAAGCCTGGCACCTGGCCCAGCGCCGCCAGCGGGTTGTCGCGTAGTTTCTGCGCCACCCGTGTGGCATCCACCGCCGCACGCATCGCCGATTGGGCCTGGTTCGCATAGGTCACCACCTGGCGCACGCCATCGCGTACCGCTCCAATGGCACCGCCCACGCCTGCTTGGAGGCCTGCGGCCTTGGTGGCCACGCTGGCCGGCAGCGCGGTGGCGGCCGCCGGCGGCAACTTGGCCTGTACCGCCGGCGGCGCCAGCGGGGTTTTCTTATCGCCGACGAACTCGCGCAAAGTGAGGCTGGCCTCCAGCGCGATCAGCGTGCCGGCCTGGTCGGTCTGCCTGCTGGTCGCCTGCAGCTCGGCCAACACGAACCAGCCCTTGTAGTCGCCATTGCCCAGCACCAGCGCCATGGCCTGGTGCGCGCGCAAAGCCGTCTGCAACTTGACCAGTTCCTGCTCCGGGTCGCAGAACTGGCTATGGAACGACAGCTGGATGCGGATTTCGTCCAGCTTGTCGCCAACCCGCTGCAGACGCGGCTTACCATCGATCAGAGCGTGCTCGGCAAAGTCGACGCCAAACTGCGATTCGAAACCGTCGAAGTAGGTGATCAGGTCGAACTGGACATCGCCCAGGAGCGCAAACATCAGTAGGCCCTCCGCGCTTGCTGCGCGGTCACGCGCTTGATCAGCTGCTCCAGCTCATGCAGCGATAGCTTCAACGCCTCGTTGATCTGGCCTTTGACGCCCTCGGCCGCGCCGCCCTGGACCTGGATGGTTGGGCTGAAGTGGATGATGACGCCGTTCATGCCGCCCGCGCCGCCGGCGGCTGCACCGCCGCCCCTGGTGGCCTGAGCCGCGCCCAGGCGCTTTACCGCTGCAGCCGCGGCGGTTTGTGAGGCCATGCCGGCGGCGGCCTTGGAAGCCAGCCCCGACGAGCGCCCAATGCCGATCGCCGCGCCCTGGGCGATATTGTCGCCAAAGCCCATGAACACGCGCGACGGCGACTTGATGCCCAGGGTATTGGCGAACCAGCCCTTCACATCCTGGCCAAAACCGACAATGGCATCCTTGGCCGCGCCGATCTTGGCCTTGATGCCGTTTAGAAGGCCGCCGATCAACATGCCGCCAAAGTCGGTGAAGTTCTTGGGCAGGCTGACGCCGAACCACTTCATCACCCCGGCAAACGCCTTGTAGAACAGCCCCAGCGGCGACCAGTTCAGGATCAGCTTGGCCACGCCGCCGATGCCGCCGGCGAAGGCGGCTTTGACGCCGGCCCACAACCCTTGAAACCACGGTTTGACCTTGTCCCAATGGCGGTAGATCAGGTAGGCGCCGATGGCGATGCCGGTAATCAGCAGGCCGATCGGGTTCATCAGCAAAGCGCGGCCCAGCCATAGCACCGCCTGGCCGGCCAAGCGCAGGCCGCTGAACAACTGGCCGCCCAGCGCGCTGCTCAAGCAGACAGCCAATCGACCGGCCGAGCCGATGCCTCGGCCCATGGAGCCAAACGCGGCTGCCAGCCGGACCGCATTGCTACGTCCGGCGCCAAACAGTCGGAACAGCAGGGTCAGTCGAGAAGAGCCACCCAGTAGCATGGCGCGCATCAGCGTCCATTTACTGGACAGGGTCAAGATGGATGTACCCAAGGCATTGAATGGCGACATCACCAGATTGAGGCCGTACTTGAGTCCGATGAAGGCCATCTTGCCGGCCAATAGACCACCGACCAGGCCGATAATGCCTTTGATCAAGCCGGGGTTTTCCTTGGCCCATTCGCCGAATGCCTTCACTGCCGGCATGACCTCAACAATGATCTCCGAAATCGATGGCAACAGAGCGTCGCCAATAGTGAGCCCTAACTCAGCGGTGCCAATCTTGAATTTGTCGAGCTGAGACTTGGCGGTATCCATCCGCTTTATCCAGTCCTGATCCAGCAAGCCCTTGTCGGCGGCGCCCACGCTGCCTTGCTGGATATCTTTCATTTCCCCCTGGTTAGCAATTGCAGGTCGAATAAACGACATGGCCTGCATGTCCTGAAACAACTCACCCAGTTTGTAGGCTTCCGACAGCCGCTGCAGCGCCGCCTGGCGTTCCTTGTCATCCTTGATCGCCATCGCCTGTTTAAACTGGCCTGCCGCAGCAGGGCCTTTGGACTGCATGTATTGGGTAATGATGGCTAACATCGATTGCACAGGCGTCAGTCCCTGCGCGCGCAAATTCATCATGCTGCCCTTCAAGTCGATACCTGCGTTTGCAAAATCCTTTAGGGTGTCCGGAGCGGTGATCTTTTGTAGGAAATTCTTGAAATTGTTAGCGGCCTCATCGTTCGAACCCGCGCCTTTGCGAGCAATCTGCAGCGCGGCGCCGATCTCGGCGACGGCCTCCTTGCCGGTGACACCGAGCGCCTGGAAGGAAGGCGATAGAGCCGGCAGCCACTTGGCCATGTCGCGGATTTCGAACTGGCCGCGCTTGCCGGCATAGGCCAGCATATTGAGCGCGCTTTCGAAGCCGTCCTCTCCCACCTTGAGGTTGTCCTTGAGCGCAATTGCCACGCTGCCCAGGTCATCCATACTGGCGCGGGTCGCGGTCGCTGCCTTGGCCATCACCGGTGCGTATTTCTCCAAAGCCTTGGCATCCTGGATGCCGCCAGCGACCAACACCGAGGTGCCGCGTGCGATTTCATCCTGGAACTGGTTCCACTTAAGCGCGGCATTACGGATAGTCGAGCCGAGCTTGGCCTCCTCAGTCTTTGAAAACTCGCCCGTAATGGCGATGTCTCGCATCTGGTCCTGAAAGTTGACCGCTGCGCCCACCGACTTAACAACCGGAGCGCCCAGGGCGAGCGCCGTTCCTGCGGTCTCCATCGCCTGGCCACGCAGATCGGCGCGGCCCGCCTTCAAGGTCTCGCCGCGCGCGATGCTGGCGGCCAGCTTTTCCTGCTTGACGCGCAACTGGTCCAGGGTCTGGCCCAACCGCTCGTATTGGCGGCGCAGCTCGCCCACATTGCGGGTTGGATGCGCCATTGCCCGCGCCATCGCGTCGCCCAGCCGGTTGTGTTTGACCCGGAGTTCATCCGCCACCTGACCCAGCTTTTGGGTGGTGCCGCGCGCCGAGGCGAACGCGGCTTGAAACGAGCCCGCCAACGCCGCGCCAATCTTCACCCCAACCAGCAGTTCATTGGCCATACCGTGCCGCCTTTTGCTATCCTGAAACCATGTTTGAAAAAACCGCCCTCATCGCCGCCAAAGTCCTATACGGACTCATCGTTTGTTGCGGCATCGCCTTCCTGGCCTGGCTGTGCTTTGCGCACCTGCCGTTCTGGGGGGCTGTGTTTGCCTTGCCCATCGCCCTGGTGTTGACGGCGTTGGCCGGCGCGCCATTGGCGGCCGGCGCTTCGCTGTTGGGCGGCTTGCTGATCGCGGTGCTGGTCGTTATCGGCCGTAAAGCGACTGCATCGTCTCGTTCCGCCGCTTGACCTCGCGTTCGGCCTCCTCGACCCAGCCCCAGTAATCCTCCATCTCCAGCCCGTCGATCTCCGACGGCTGTATCCGCAGCACCGTCAGCAGGTAGCCGTCAAGCCTCCGCAGCTCCGTCTCCGCCGCCCACCATGGCGCGAAAGCAATCGGCCAGCACCCGGCTGTCGGCAATGTCGAGTTGATCAATGTCTTCCAGCAGCAGGCCGGTCATGCGCGCGAACAGGAAATCCTCCTGGTCGGCGTCGTCTTTGCTGTGCTGGTGGGCGGCCTTCAGATCGCCGCGCTTCAGGCGCGTGATCGTCAGGGATTCGATGCGCTCGCCGGCGGCGTTGGTAAACGGGAATTGCAGCTTGAGTGCTTTCATGAGGACTCCTCCATGCGGGTGAACGTTGAACAATGTCAGTAGGTGCAGGGAGGATTGTCGGCCGATGCCGGGCGGGGAGCAGTTAAACGACTTTAATAAAAAAGGGGCCACCGGAGTGGCCCCAACGGGGGAACAAGCGATTAGATTCAGCCGCCGATATGGCTGCGGTAAGTGCCCAGCATGTCCTCGCCACCGACGCGGAAGATGTTGGCCAGGTAGTCCAGCTCCAGCACCTCCTCGCCGTCGATCACCTGCTTGATGTAGGTGGCGGTGAAGGAAGACCCGAACTCGGCGTTGTCATGCTGCTTATAGGTGCCCAGCGGGTTCTTCTTGAACATCACGGTCAGGAAGGTGACCAGGCTGACCTCCTGCAGGCGGCCCTGGGCGCCGTAGGTCTCGATGCTGGAACGGCACTGCAGCTGCGCCGCCTTGAACGGGTTGGCCACGGTCTTGGCCACGTCCCGATACAGCGAATTCCACTTGATCTCGCCCTCCAGCTTGTCGAAGCCGGCCGGCAGCTCGATCTTGCCGATCATGCCCAGCGCCTTGTGCTCCTGCATGATGGCGGACACGTCCGGCAGCTTGACCTCGTCGGCCCGGCCCAGCAGCGAATTGCCGTTCACATAGATGTTGGCGTTGGTGATACGGTTGATTTCGATTTTGCCGGCCATGATCAATTGCCTCCCTTCAGGCTCAACAGGTATTCCGAGGTGATCTCGGTCTCAAAGGTCAGCCGTTCCAGCGGCGGCGGCACCGTGTACTTGTAGCTGATCAGCAGATGGCCGGCGGCCAGCTCGGTCTCCGGATTGCGCGCCGTGTCGAACCAGGCCTTGAAACCCAGCAGCGCGCCGTCGCCGATCAGCTTGCGGCCATAGCCGTTCACCGATTCCACCAGCGCGTCGATGGTGGCCTGGTTCAGCGGCATGTCGATGAACTGCTGGCTGAAGTAGCGGATTGACTCATTGATCACGTCACCGGTGCGGCGCACGTTCTCGAAGTTGCGCATATGGCTGACGGTGGGCCAGGCGGCGGTGCGGTTGCCCCACAGGCGGAAGCCGGAGCCAAAGCTGGAGAACACCGTGGTGATGCCTTGCTCGTTCAGCAAGTTCACCTCGGACTGCGGGTCGTCGATCATCGCCGACAACTGGCGTTCGACACCGGTCACCCCGGCGATCTCCTGATTGGAGCTGGACCACCAGAAACCCTTGTCCAGGTCGACCTTGGCGCGCAGGCCGGCGGCGCGAGCGGACAGCGGCTCCAGGCGCTCGGCGTTCAGCACCGGGTCGTAGACCTTCACATGCGGGTAGCACAAGCGCACGCGGTCGCTGGAGGTGTTGAAGTTGATGCTGCCGGCCGGGCCGCGACCCGCCAACGCCTGGGCGTAGGTGGTGCCGATCGGCGCGTCGATGTAGGTCACCGCGTCCAACTGGTCGGCCATCGCGATCAGCTCGACCGCCACCGAGTTCTGGGTGCAGAACGCCGGCGCGATCAGAATCTTGGCGAAGAAACCGAACTGGTTATAGGTATCCTTCAGCGCCTTCAGGCCGGTGCGCGCGCCGGCGGCGTTGACGGCGCCGATGATGTCGGCGGCGGCGACCTTGGTCGGGTCGGCATAGTCATAGCTGGCCTTGACGCTGGCGCCGGCGCTGATGGCGCCGCCCTTGATGCGCACCAGCTCACCGGTGACCAGGTTGGCGCTGTAGTCGGTGCCGGCCACGTAGGTGATCGCGCTATCGCCGCTCTTCAACACCAGGCCGGCCACGGCGCCGTGGGCCAGCTTGATGCGGTCGGTCGCGGGGTCGAAGCCCAGGGCTTCGCCGGCCACCGCCGTCTTGTGGATGGCAGGGTCCAATACATTGATCACAATGACCGTGCCGGCGCCGTGATCGTAGATCGCGTCCAGCGCCTGCGGAATGGTGAAGCCGGGCAACTGGGGGCCAAACACGGCGGCGTCTTTTTCGGACAAGGTCAGGGTGACGGTATTGACCGCGCCGACCGGCGCGGTGCCGATCAGGCCGATCACCGCCGACTTGACGGTGCGCACCGGACGCGGGCCGCGCTCGACCTCAATGGTTTCCACGCCATGCAAGTAGTTTGCAGCCATCGCTTACGCTCCTTTGGTTTGCAAGGTTTCATCGGCGCCGCTGCGCGCCGGCGGCTTGGCCTGCTTGCCCTTGTCGTCGACCGGAGTCAGGTACTGCAGGGCCAGCAAGGTCTTGGTGTATTCGTGCTCGACCGGCAATTCGACCTCGGCGCCGGCGTGCAGCATCACCTCGCGAACGACTTCCCCCTCCTGCAGCGTCACGCCGCTGGTCGGGCCGCTGTAGCGGTATTTAGCTAACGCAGAAATGCTGTCGCTCGTTTTAGCTAACGCAGAAACTTCGCTATCGCTCGTTTTAGCTAATGCAGAAACTTCGCTGACGCTCGTTTTCATGGGGTTTCCTCGTAAGAGACTTGAGTCAGGGGGGACTCGGTATCGACGTCGGCGTCCTCGACCAACATGCATTGCGACGTCAGCTCGACGGTGTACTGCCAGATGCCGGCCGTCTCGCCGAGGAAGGTCTCGGCCTTGGCCTGGACCTTGCGGCAATCCGGTGGCCGCCAACCGACGAGTGCGCGACGCACATCGTCCACCACGTCGACCGCGCCCCCCTTGCCGTTGAGCTGGCGCAACAGCACGGCCACCGACAAGCGCACCACGCGCGGCTGGGCGACATAGCTGATATCCACGGTGCCGTCGAACTGGCTGCCGGGATAGCTGACCAGCAGCGCCCCCTTGGGGTGATTGAGCCGGTACTCGCTTGGACGATCAGGAAAGTACTCGACCGCCAGCTGCGGCAGCTTCGCCTTCAGCCGCGCCACCGTCGCGTCGATGATCTGCAAGGTAGTGGCCATGTCAGCGGTACCGATCCAGCAGCGTGGTGTCGAAGCGGCGCGACCGCGAGCGCACCTTCATCTCACCCGGTTCCGGCGCGGCCTCTCCACTGGACACGCCGATGGTCAGCTTGGCGTCGCGGATCGCCTCCAGCATCTGCAGCGCGGACTTGTAGGTGCGGGTGACCGCATCGGGCAGCTCGCGGCCCTCCGGACGCCTGGCGTACAGCCAGTGCCGCGTCAGGTTGACGGTCATGTCCTTGACGACGGACGGTACCGGGTCGAGCGGCAGGTTGTAACGCCCACGCAAGTGGGCATCGACCAGCTCCTCGGCCTGGCGCACGCCTTCCTCGACCACCGCCGCGTTGATGGTACCGGCCGACTCGTCGTCGTTGGACAGCCAGATCAGCGTCTGCAGCGGAACCGCCAGCTGCAGGTCGGCCAGCGAGCAGTAACGCATCTCAGATGCCCCGCACGATGCGGATCAGCTCGCCCGCCGTGCTGGCCGCATCCCAGGCGATGCCGTTGGCCACGCCCGCCGCCTTGGTGATCGCCTTGCCGCTGGCGTCGGACTGCACCTCGGCGCCGGCCGCGATGGCGGCGCCGGCTTCGACCAGGATCACGCCCAGCAGATTGGCCGGCGCCGGGCTATCGGCCGCCGTGTCGGTTTCCACCACGCCCAAGGCCTTGGCGCCGGCGGCGCAGACGCCGCCATCGAAGCCGACAAAGCGGCGCGCGGTCAGATCGGAGATGGCCAGCACCGAGGCGACCAGGACTACGTTTTGCGTCTTCATTGCTTGGCTCCTTCACCTTCATTGGCCGACTGGCCCTTGTCCTTGGCCGCACCGGTGTCGCCCTCGGCCGACTTCTTCTCGTCCGCCTTGGCGGCTTTATCGGACTTCGACGAGTCGGTCGTCTCCGGGGCGGGCTTGGCAACGGCCACCCGCTCCAGCCAGCGACGTTTCTCCGCCGCGTCTTGATCGCCCAGCTCGATGGTGTCGCCTTCCCGGTAACGTTGGCCGTCGTGGTCCAGGTCAATGCCGCGCACGCGGTAGGTTTGCTTGCTCATGGCGGGCCTCACGGATTGGCGTTGGTATCGGAGATCAGGTAGCCGGCGTCGGCGCCCACCACCACGATCTTGTAGGTGTCGGTGTGACGCACGTACTCCACCTTGTTGCCCTCGGCGTCGTACTTGTCGGTTTCCGGCATGCCCTTCTTGCGCAGGGTGTAGCCGAACGACGGCACATCGTGATCATGGGACTGGCCTTCGCCCGGCTTGGCCACGTAGGCCAGCACCAGGTTGTCGCCCCAGATATCGCCCATCGCGCCTTGGCCGTTCGCCGCCAGCGCCTCGCCAACGTAGATGTTGTCGAGGTTCCAGATGGCTTTCAGGTGCTCCAGGGTGATCAGCTTGCGCTCTTGGGAGCCCAGGGCGGCGGCTATCTTCGGATGGAACTTCAAGGAGGCGTAGGTGGCGGCGCCGATGACCGCCGTATTCGGGCGCATGCCGATACGCTGGCGCACCACCTCCTTGCCATCTTCCACTGCCTTGATCGGGTCGCCACCGCCGCCGCTCCATTGGCTGGAGCCGGACAGCACGACCTTGGCGCCGGACAGATAGGTGCTCGGGTTTTGCGCCAGGTAGGCGGCGCGCACCTCGCGGCCCAGGTCGATCGCATCCTTGACCCGGCGTGCGGCCTTGGCTTCTTCGTTGAACATCGACTCGGCTTTTTCGCGGTAGTCCACCGGATAAGCCAGGTCGTGTTCGCGCAGTACCACGTCCATGGTGTCGGCATCGTCCGCCGTCATCACATTGGACTTGGCGCGGATCGCGCGCTCGGTCTCCCACAGGCGGAAGGCCTCCTTGCCGAACAAGGGGATGATGCCGGCCTCCTTGTCCATGTCGGCCACCGGGAACAGCCCCTCGCCGATGTATTGCGCATTGCGGTAGCCGCGCGCCAGGTTGGTCAGTACCGGGTCGACAACCCGGAGTCTTTTCAAACGGTCAGCCATGAAAGTCTCCTAAGTGATGGCGGCATCTGCCGCCCAAGGGGTTACAGCAGTTGGCGCACCGCCTGCTCGTAGGGGATGTTTTTCTCGGCCGCCAGCGCCGTGGCCTGCACATGCAAGCTGAGGCGGACGGGGTCTGTCGCTTTCTCGGCGAACTCGGCAACCTCGACGGTGCCCAACTCGCCGGCCTTGCCCTTGGTGGCGGTCTCGCCGAACTCGACCACCTTCGGCATATCGCCCAGGAAGGCCTTGAAGGCGGTGGCCAGCGGCTGCTTGTTGTCGCCTTCACCGAACTCGACCGAGGCCTCGCCGTCGGCAAAATCCAGGAAGGCCACCACCGCGCCCTTGTGTTTCGGCGCCAGCGTGCCACCGCTGATCAACTCCTCGGCGTAAGCCAGGTGCTCGCCGTGGCGTTTGGCCGCCGCAGCCGTCTTCTTCTCGGCCTCGGCCGCAGCCAGTTGTTGTTTCAGCTGGACGTTCTCGGCCTCCAGCGCGGCCTTTTGTTCAGGGGTCACTGCGTGGTTCTCCTCATTGGTGGTTGCTGTTGCTTGGGAAACGGAAGGGTCGGCAAAGGCGGCGCGGGCCTCATCGTCGTCACGCGCGGCCTCGCGGATGGCCTCGACCTGCCAGTCGGGCACCACCTGGTCTGCGACTTCCTGGCCGAACTGGGTCAGCAACCAGTCGCGGACGCGGCGCCACAGCGAGGCATTGGTATCCATGCCCCAGTCGGCGAACTCGACAACGCCATCCTCGGCATCGGCGAACTCGGCTTGCTTGAGGCCTTTGACTGCTGGCGGCATCGCGCCCAGGAATCCAACATGGCGCAGGTAGTACACGCCGGGGACCGGATTGTTGGAGGCATCGGGCAGGTAGAAGCTGGCGGAGATTTTCTTGAAGCGGCCGGCGGCCACCAGTTCGGCGAAGGCCGCATCGACCTGATGAGGCTCGGCGTTCAAACCATCCCCGCCTGCGGCCAGCGACTTCACCCAGCCATAGGCCGGGGCGTCGAGTTTGGGATGGCCGACCACGATAGGCGCCTCATGCAGCGCCGGATCGTAAGCGCGAGCACTGGCCGCGAGATCGGACTCGGAGAAATCAAGCACCGCGCCAGACAGTGCGGTCTGGCGGCCGGGCTTGAAGATGTGCAGGGGTTTGGTCGCGTTCATGCCGTCATGGTGAACGGCGTCAGCGGGAGGGACTTTTAATCGACTTTACAGTTTTAGCAAAGAGTAGAAACTTAGCCAGGGTGACTTAGGACTTCTCTCGTTATTGCTGCTCTGACTGGCGGGGGCAGATCAGATCATCTAAAACGGTTACTCCATTCAGCCCCATTCCAAAAGTAAAAAGAGCTTCTTTTGGCTCAGGCAACTCCTCGTGAATCAGCCGTAAAACAGTCTCGACATCCTGCCTGCAACGCAGAACGAATTTATCGTCTTTTATGCGTAACTCCCAGTCGTCTAGCAACTCTCCATTGAGGGCATCGTGATAATTGGTCGTGTTTTTGATCTCAGTATGGTCCAGTTGCTTGGAACGGCCATGAGCAATGGTGTTTCGGAAATCGAATAGGTCACGTATTGATTGCCAAGGGCGGCCGCTCTTGGCATTGGGCAATTTTATTTCAAGCCGATCAATGATCAGGTCAAGCTTTGCAAGGGGAGGTAGTCGATCAAGATGGCTCCAATGAGCAAACAGACTTGGTCCTACATGGTTTTGGTAAGCCTCGAAAGCAAAGGCAGTCAACAAGACTGCAGACAGAAACTGCCAGGAGGCTCCTTCTTGATTTATGCGTGCCTGTTCCAGTACACAGTTTCCCGCATGCCAGAGCTCGGAATACATGACCATTTCACGCTGCTTGCTGATCTCAACGGGTATTAGGAAAGTGTTGCTCATAGTCGCCTTTTAAGTGATATCTGAAAACACAGGCCTGAACGCTTCTTTGATCGCCCATGTAAAAGCTTTATAAAGCTTTACGGTGTATGAATCTAGCCACTGGGCTACCATTGCACACCCCAAACACCGCCAAACCGCCTGGCAGGCTAAACGCCCGCTGCGGATTTCAGGTGGCGCAACACCGTGTCGAGCACTTCCTCGCGGGCTTCCGGCTGCAGCTCGCCGTCAGCCGTCATCGGGAAGTAAGGGCGCGCAGGCAGCTCGACCAAGCCACCGCGCCCAGTCTCGCCGCCAAAGTGCTGGATCGCGGCATAGACCTTGTTGCTGCCTATCACCGCCTGGCTGCTGTCGTTGTCGGGCGTCACCGAGCTGGCCAACTGACCGGAGTGTTGCAGGATGCGGAAGTTGGACAGCTGACGCTGGGCCGAGGCCTTGAGCTCGCCGTTCTTCTTGAAAGCCTTCTTGCCGCCCAGGCGCGCCAGCTTGGTGGACTCGGCCAGCGGCGCCCATTTGGGCCGGCCCTCGGCCTCCAGGTTGTCCTCGGTGATCTTGAGCAAGGTCTGGCTGATCTTGCGCATCGCCGGGGTCAGGTCGCCGCCGGCACGCTCCAGATTGCGCAGCGTCGCCTGCAGCTGGCGGTCGTCGATGGTGATGCTGACGAAGTCGCTCATAACAACTCCTTCCTGGCCAAGCCGGCCAGCTCGCCGGTGTAGCGCTTGAGGTCAGGCTGCCAGGCGGCCGCGCCGGGGTTGTAGCTCCAGCCCACATCCGGCGACACCGTGATCTCGCGGCGGGTGACTGGGTCAATCGCGCGGAAGGTGGCCACTGGCCGCAGCTCGCCGGTTTTCTCGGAGACCAGCTTCTTGGCGCTGCCGAGCTTGCCTGTCGAGGTCTCTGCCTGGATGCCGCTCTTGGCCAGGTCGTCTCTCGTCAAGGCCACCACACGGCAGCGGCAGCCCCAGCCGTTAGGCGGGTAGTAGAACTGCCAAAACGGGTCGTCGTAGCGGAACACCTTGCCGTTCATCGCGCGATGGCTCGGCCGCGTCTTGCCGTCCAGGATGGCCACGTACTGCCAGTACGGCCGATCGTCGACGTTGGCCAACTGCTCGGTGTAGCGCCCCGCCATGTAGGCGGTCTGCAGGTTGGTCCGGTAGATCGTCTGCAAGCGCCAGGGACTGCCCAGCTGCACCTGGCTGACTTCCTCGGTGTTCGGGTCGACCTGTTCTTGCTTGCCCCACCAGCCCTTGGCCTTGAGCACGGGTGTCAGCTCCTTCTTGAACCAGGCCAGCGTCTTGCCTTCCTTGATCGCGGTCTCCACCGCGTCACGGATATCCTGCAGGATGTCCAGCCGTGTCGCCTTGGCCACGGTGAACGCCTGGGCCTGGGCGTCCTGCCACAGCTCTTCCCAGTCCCAGGTGACGGCGTAGCCCTTGCTGACCAGGTATTCGATCGCCTTCTTCGGCGGCAGCTTCATGCAGTAGGCGAGATCCACGTTAGGCATGGAGGCGTCCCCACAAGTTAGACACAAAGAGTGCGCGAGCCAGCCGCTCCTGCAGCCCGCAGGCGTCCATCTCCGGGTAGAGCTCGGCCAAGGTGCCCAGCAACTCGTCAGGACGCGCGCCGTTCTCCACGCGCTTGAGCAGCGGCGCCAGCAGCGCCTGGGCATCGTCATCCAGATCACCGGCGGTCAGCGCATCGAGGGCGGCGTCCAGTTCTTCCTGGTCGGGCGCATCGGTTGCTTCGGCGAACTCTGCAGCCTGGTCCGCTGGGGCCGCCGTTTCTACCAGGTCGCCATCCTGCAGGCTGTACGCGCGCTTGAAATAAGCCGGGGTGAAGGTCGCGCCTGCCCGCGTCAGTTTCTCGTCGCGCTCGGCCATTGCCTGGTCCACCTCCTGCTGCTCCCACAAGGAGAACACCGGCCGTGCGCCGTCGTTGAAGTTCAGCTCGCACACCCAGCGGATCAGCGTGTTGAACGCTTCCTCGACAATGGCCTTGTCGCCGTCGCGGATGTCGCGGGTGACCTCCAGCCCGGCCTGGGCCGAGGCGCGGTTGGCGGTGGCCTCGGTGGTCTGGTTCTGGCCCAGCAGCGCGATCGATACCTCGGAGCGGCAGAAATGCAGCAGCCTCTCGTACACCTCGGCGCTGCCGGTCTTGCCGGCCGCTTCCTTGATCTCGATGCTGGAGTCGTCCGGGATCACCGCCACCGCGTCCTGCACCATGCTTTCCAGCCGGTCCAGCAGCAAATCGGTCTCCGCATCCGACGCGCTGCGCGGGTGCTTGCCTATCACCCAGGGCGCGCCGTATTTCTCGGTGAACTGTACCCAGAACTTGAGCCCGCCCTTCTTGAAGGTGGTCGGCCAGAAGCACATGGACAAGTCGGCGAAGCCATAGGGGTTTTGATAGCTGGGGTCTTGGCGCGGCACCAGGAACTTGCGCTGCGACAGTTCTTCGCCCTGGATCATGGCTTGGCGCGAGCGGAAGCGCAGCTCGTTGTCCGGGGAGTAGATGAACCAGTCCGCCGGCTTGCCGATCACATCGACTGGCACCAGGTAGCCGCCGACCTTGCCCCACATGACTTCCATCGGCTGATAGCCGTAGAGCACAGCGTCCAGCATCTCGGTGATGATCCTGGACAGGTCGAGATCGGCGAAGATGTCCTCTATCGACTTGGCGACACGGCTCTTGGCCTTGTCACGATCCAGCCCCCATTCCAGTGCCTTCACCGCCGCCTTGCGGCGACGAATGCAGCCGCCGACGTGCGGATCGGCGCGCAGCTCGCGATACACCTTGATGTCCTTGCCCAGCGCCTTCAGCACGGTGTCCGGGTTGGGCAGGTACATGCCCAGCCCGGCAAAGTCGATGCTGCGGCCGCGCGTGGCGATCTGGTCGGACAGGGACTGGCTCGGCTCGCCGAACTGGACGAACTCGGTGGGCGTGACCCATAGGCCTTTGGTTTTCATTGGTACCCCTGTGTAATGCGGGCGGCGGCTCGGCGGCGGCGCGATTTCACCGTGACCAAGCCTTTGTTGAGTTCACGGCTGGCGTAATACGCCAGGGCCACCGCGACGGCGACGTCGCCGTGACGCTTGCCCTTGTCCTCGCCCGTGGTGCGGGTGTCCGGGATGCGCGGCACGCCCTTGATCACCTGAACGGCGCGCAGGTCGGCCAGCACGTCGGCATCCTTGGGCAGGTCCACCAGTTCGCCGTCCTCGAGGGCGGCCTTCAGCGGCGGCATATGCTCGCGGTACCAGCCTTCGGACAGCATCACCTGCTGGATGCGGCTGGCACCGTAACGCTGCATGGCCACTTCGGCCAGGAATTGACCGTTGCCGCGCGCATCGAAAGCGCCGCCCATGAAACGCGGCAGGCGGTCCATCAGGTAAAAGGCGATCTGCTCTTGCTGGCGGAACGGCACATTGCGCAGCTCAAGGATGAACGGCACCCGCCGCACCAGGTTCTGCTGCTGGATCAGCGGCACATGCACGGACAAGTCGCCGCTGCGGCCGAAGTCCTCGCCGTTGAATGAGATGGCGTCCGCCGGCAACGCGGCCAGCAGCGGCGCCAGGTTCGCCTCCAGCCAGTCGCGGCACTCGGCGGCGCGGATGTGATCGGGCAACAACTCGAAGCCCGGCTTGCACTCCCAGCGCAGCACCGGCGTGTCGGCTGACATGCGGGATTCGATCAGCGCCCTGGACAGCCAGGCGCCGCCGCTGTTCTTCGGGATGCAGCCATACTCTTCATCGGCGGATTCGGTATTGGGCGCGTTGCGGTACAGGTCGTCGCGCCATTTCTTTTCCGCCTCCGGCGACCAGGTTTGGCCGGTGACGTAGCAGATGCGCTTGTACAGGCCGTCGGCGATGGCGTCGTCCAGGGTGATGCGGTGGATGCTGTAGTCCTTGCGGCCGGCGCGGGCGTCCTCGATGTACTGATTGAACAGGTTTTCGACGCCGTTGTGGGTGCTGATCAATCGCACCTTATTGCCCCACATTGTCAGCGCCAGCGCCGCCTTGAGCAGTTCTTCCAGGTTGTCGTGGAAGGCCGCCTCGTCGATCACCACATCGCCCTGTAGGCCGCGCAGATTGGACGGCCGGCTGGACAGCGCCTGGATTTTGAAGCCGCTCTTGGGGAAGCGGATCATGTACGCGAGGATTTCTTCCTGCTTGCCTTCATCCCAGAAGGTTTGCTCGTAGACATCGGCCTGGGCCAGCTCGTTGAAGGCCTTGGCGAACAAGGCGCAGGCGGCGATGTACTCCAGCGCCATTTCCTTCTTGCTGCCGACGTAGAAGGTATTGCAGCCCATTCGCCGACGCGGCCGAGCGGCCTTCACCACGTTGCGGCCGGCTTCCGCCCAGGTGATGCCTGTGCGGCGCGACTTCTCCCCGAACATGATTGGGGACTCGTCTTCGAACCAGCGCTGCTGGTAGGGCAGGAATACCGGCTCCTCTGCCGGGATGGCGTCCGCCACGTCCAGCGGCACCACCACGCCGGCCAGCTCCATCTCCTCGGCCAGGTTGATCTTGCGCGGCGTGCCCAGCGGCTTGAGCGGTGGCGGCGCCATCATTCTTTACCCAACAGAATGCGGCGGATGCGAGCCTCCATCTGCTCGCTCATGCCATCGGCGCCGCGCAGCTCTTCCAGCTTCTCCTCCTGCTCGGCCCGCAGCGCGTCGCGCGCGGCCCGCTCAATGCGTGCCTGTTCGTCCAGGCGGAAGCGTTTCTGATTGACGCTGGCGCGGGCCAGGGTGGCGATGTTCTTCGCGGCCTTGGAGAGCAGCGTGATGCGCTCCTCTGGCTTGGTGTCCTCCTCGTTGGCTTCCTGCAGGCTGACGATGGACTCGAACAACTCGGTCTGCACCAGGGCGATCACCGCCTCGGAGCGGGCGTCCTGGTCGTCGGCCGCGCCTTCCGTCAGCATGCGGGCGGCCTCGGTCGAAGCCTTGATCGCGGCGAAGCGGCGTTCGATTTTCTGGCCATAGCGGTGGATGGCGCTCTTGCTGATAGCGTAGCCCTTGTCGCGCAACGCTTCCTCCAGCAGCTGGTAACCGCTGAAATTGCCCTCGACCAGGGACTTGTCCAGCCATTCGCGCACCGACTGTGGCAACTGCCCGACACTATTGCGACGCGCCATCACTTGCCCCAGTACTTATTGGGGCGGGCAATGCCCGGCTCGCAATCGATGGTGTACTCGACGATGTCCACCCCGCTGCGGGTCAGATCGCCCCACCAGCGCCCGGAGGGCTCTTTACGCAGGCTGACCAGCACGCGGTCCGCCAGGTAGTCCAGCTCCTTGCGGGCCTCCAATGCCGTCACGTCGGGGTAGATCGACTGCATCGTCATCAGCACCACGTCTTCGCAAACTTCCTCCGGCCGCGCGTTGTACAACGCCAGCAGCAGATACCAGCGCAGCAATTCACGACGCAATTTCGCTTGATCCAGATTCATCGTTGAGCCCCTTTCAATTATCCCGGCTGGCGCCGGTTTCCGGCGTTCCGCCAGGATGTTTTAACTTGCGTTTAAACCTCCGCTCCGGCGGAGCTGGAGGTTTTCAATCTTGAGTGCCACCGCGTCGAGCTTGGCTTCGATCACCGTCTGATTGCGCACATAGTCCTCGCGACGCACATAAGCCAGCGGCAGGTCGGCTTGAAACTTCAGGAAGTCACGTTCGAGCCGGTGCACGCTCTCGGCCTGCTTGCCAATCTGGTCCAGCAGCGCCTTGATCTGCTCTTCTTGCTTGGCGTCGCGCTCGCTCTGCCGTCGGTCGATTTGGGCCAGCAGCACCTTGCCGGCCCCGATCAGCAGCCCCAAGAAGGCGGCCAGCCAAGACACCAACACGCCGAATTCCAGCTGCAGGGTCATGCATACCCCCGCAGCCGTTGTTCGTGGCGTTCCTGGCAATGAATGCAGCGTGTGCACCCCGGCGCCGCTAGGCGCCTGGCCTGCGGGATATTGCCGCCGCAGTCGTCGCACTCGGCCAGGGACTCAGCGCCGCCACGGTTCAGCGCCGCCGCGATGGCCGTCTCTCGCTGGAAGGCCTCCAGTTCCTGGGCACGGTCAAAATCGTCCATCAGTGACCTCCCTGCAGTGCGGCGTGGGCATCGAACTTGGCTTCCAATTCCTGGCACCAGCGGCCGTAGTCGACCGCGTGGGCGATCAGGTCGGCAGGTGGTATCCCGGTGCTGGGGGCGGTGGTTTGACCGGCTTTTGCAGCATCTCCGGCGTCGGCTGCGGACACACCCGACTCGGTGTAACCGAGGGCGGCGCGGTAGACGCGCAAGCCGTCAGGGCCAAGACCAGTCCAAGCCTGGCCATCATTGCGAGTTGCATCTGCGATCCTTTCGCGGAGTTGGGCCTGGCTCTGCGCCAGCTGGCCCTGGGTTTGCAGCAGCTTCCAGCCCAGCTTGTTTGCGTGGTCAGCGAGTCGCTGCTGGTCGGCCAGCGCGGTGGCCATTTCGTCCGCCTTGGCCGTGGCGATGCGGGAGCGCTCCTGCTCATGTGCGAGCTGGACGCTTTGCAGCCGGATAGCGGCGGCGGTAGCGGACACATGTTGGCCGGAGTAGAAGCCGCCGCCCCAGACCAGGGCAACAACGGCAGCGATGGCCAGCGGCTTGATGTAGGGGCGGATATCAAACATGGCGCGCCCTCCGACGATTGCGGGCTTTGATGGCGGCGCGTCGGATGGCCGCGACGCCGGTTTTACCCAGGCGCGGCAGCGGCCAGTTGAGGCATGCAGGAACGGCCAGGAAAATGGCGCGGGATGGGAGTGCGGCAGGCACGGGCGCCAGCAAGCGCCGCCCCCAGCTCACCAGCCGCTGAATGAGCTTAAGCATCTGCGCCTCCCTTGGCATCGCGGCGGGTGGCGATCCAGCTGCGCGCGGCCGAGTAGCCGCCCACGACGCCGAGGTAGATCAGCCAGACGTCCGGCGTCAACGCGCTGGAGATGCCCTGGTAGATGAACATGCCGGTTGCGGCCGCGCAGGCGACATTCGCCCACAGTTTGCTGTGACTCAACCGGTTGGTTGCGGGGTTTTTAAACAGGTCGCCGAGGCTCATTGGTACCCCCGCGCCAGTTCGAAGTGGGGGAACTCGCGGAACGGCGCACCAGGACGGCCATACCAATTCAGACCGAGTTCCATACCGATCTTGCCCATCACTTGCCAGTGGGGATGTTTGGCATCCCACATTGCCTTGCCATTCACCAGGGGCACGACATCAAACGCACGCGCGGCCGGCTTGCCCTGGATCGTCGCGTTATGTTCGGACTGGCCGGCACGGGCGTTGGTCACTCGCGGGCCAGGATTGCCATTACGGCCTTGCGCATAGAGCTGGTCCTGCTCGGCGCCGGAGCGCCAGGTGCAAGTGATCAGCGGTTCAACTCCTGCCGCTTCACAGCGGCGCACGAACTCGCGGCAGAGGGTCTGCAAGTCGGGATGCAGGTCTTCAATACGACGGCTGGCCATGTTTTCCTCCTGTCAAAATGAAACATGCCACCTATTTTCAGGTGGCATGTTCGGAGGAACTTTTAATCTTCTTTAATGCTGCTCAGGAGGGGAGCGCTTTGGGTCGACTTTGTGGCCTAAAGCTTTATAGCTGCTCACAGTGCTATTGAAGCTATCTTGAGCATCTGCATGGTCTTTTACTCGATCTGCTGGGATCAGAGTAAGAATGACGGTCCATAACTGCCATAAGGTTAAAAATACGAGTAGCGTGTACGAGAGCCCCCTCATCTCTACGCTATAGACATGAAGCACGGCAATGCGCTTCAAGACAGGGGCAGTGACTCCTACGATCAAAACGATCGACAGAATCGCCGTAGAATGAACCGCAGGGGACAAGAGTTGGCCGATGCCACCATTAGCTAAGCTTGGGGTTGGGTCATCACGTCTAAAAGATAACTTCAATCGCTCAGGGTATACAATGGCAAGCCATGCTCCAACTACTGCAAAGATGATCGCTGCTGTAGTTCTAAGGGCCTCGAACAAAGGCCACTGCTCCACAAATGGTATAGCCCTTCCGAACTGATACGCGAGGGCAAGCAGTATCAGAACTAAGATGCTTGCCATTAGGCGCATACACCTTACTTTCATCTCAAAATGCTCAAGATGTGCTCCCTCTTTGCATGTAAAGCAGACAAGAGCGACTCACTGTTTACAACTTCAGGGTGATCCCGTACCACGTCTAGATCAAACTCACCTCTTGCTAGACTATGGCTAAGCCAATAAGTTTTATTAGCCTCACCCTTGAACTCAAAACCATAGTCATCCCACTCTCGCTCATGATGTTCTTCCCACTCAGCAATGATCGCATCCACATCTGAGACCTGCACAGTAGTAGCGACCTCATACTGCACTTTGACGTTTTCATTTCGAGTGGAGGGGGGGCTTATGTGCATCTTATGCAGAAAAGTTTGCCACAATGCAAAATCTGGGGTTCTCTGAAGTCTCAAGACACTCTTACGTATAACTTTTCGAATGCGTTGTGCTCTTTGACGAATGTAGTCTTTGCGCCCAGGCTTTTGTTCTAGTGCTGTTTTGAACCTTGGAAACAGGTTCATAGGAGGATCATCTTCATCATCCCTGTAGCCAATAACTTCAACATCGGCACCACTTGATGTGTTATCAAATACAACATACCGAGAAAACGAACCCAAAAAAGAGTCGAAGTAGTTCTGTAGTGACTTCTGACCTGTCCATAGGTGTTGAAATCGCACACTTGCAAAGATGTTTTGCCGAGGCAAAAACCAGAAATATGTAGCAAACCCAGGGATGCTGCCTGGGTCAATTTCATTTATTACTACTTCAGCACTACCAACATTAGACTCTCCTTTTATAGAGGCGACACCTGCCTCATTGGCAGGGGTTTGATTCCAAGTTGTAACGATCCAACTATCACCACTGTTTTTGATATCCAAGAGGTAGGCGGGGTGTATGTCCTGCCCATCTCTGGGTTCAAACACCTTGGTTTGAACCAGGTTCTTGTTTGAACTCCAGCGTTGCAGATCACTCAAGAGTGCATCGATAGACCCGAAGGCAGGGGTACTTTCCCCCCGGCGATAAAATCCACACTCTTTAATTTTGTAAAATGAAATTTTTGCTTTTTCAGTCATTTTTAGGCGTGCTTTTCAGGGAATGGGTAGTCACTTTTTACAAGTATAGGCAACTGTGCCCACGCTTCCATCAGGACGTATACCTAATACCTTCAAACATCCTAGCCGTGGAGGTGTCTCACTAGTAGAAGCGATTTGCTCTGTTGCGGGAGCCTCTCCACCAGTCTTGGCTATTTTTAAGCACTCGCCACGCTGCGTCTGGTATTCCTTCCACGTTCCAGCTACAGATCCAAGCACAGATTCTTTGCCAGCTTGGGCCGTGCCAAGCTTGGCCAGCCACCAGCTTTGAGCATGAACCCCTGCGGCAAAGCAACGACCAAACGGACGGTCAAAAACAGAGGTGCCGAACTTTTTCCCATCCTCTTTGAGCCTACTCATACGCTTGCTCTGTTCATGAATAGCCTTCTGATCTCCTGACTTCAAGATGGGCTCCGCAGCCTTGGTCGCCACATCAAGATCACGAATGTAGTTGCTTGCATCCAGCGGACTGGCCGCAAATGTTTGACCTGCAATGAACAGTGCAGCTAAACCCAAAAATCGCATCTCAGCTTCCTTTTTAAAGGCTACTAGAACAGCTTCTCCATACCATCGGCCGGGGAGGTTTGCTCTAAATTCATCTCGGGAATCGGTTCAGGCTCTACTCGTTGTTGGCGCTTGGGCTTGGCTTGTTTTTTTGGCAAAGCTTTACTTTTGGTCTGTGGGCTCTTGGGAGAAATAGCCTGCCACTGTGGGGCGAAACCATCTTTGCCAGATACACACCGAAGGTCGGTGGCATTCTTATTGTCGATGATGCTGCCAACCGTGAATAGGCTGCCACCATACTCACAGCGCACCAGTTGCTGCTGGGCGAACTGCAATTGCCCAGCCAAAGAGTAACGCTGATATCCAAAGAAGACCGACACAGCAATTGCAACCACAGTGATTGCGATCAGAACAGCAAGGTTCTTCCTAGTCTGTCCAAGTATGTCCGTTGCTGATGCACACTGGGTGCAGTGAGATGGCGTGCGCTGGCTTCTCAGGTAGGCAACGCTGTTCTGTGCCTCGCTTAGCGCTCTCTCTTGTTGAAGAAGCCGCTGCTCAAGCTTGTGCTTGGCTTGCTGTGCAAATTTAAGCTGGTCTGAGAAGGAGGTATGCTTTTCCGTCAGTTGATGCAGCGCACTCGTTGTTTGTTTTAGCTGGTGCGCTAACTCCGCGCGTTCTAGCAGCAGATCAACGATGGCATGCGCGGCATCTCGATGCCCCAAGCACATTGCATCAACGTTTTCGACCCCAATCGTCTTATGCAGAAACGTCCAAGTCCGCCCGCCATGCTCACCATACTTCTCATGCAGAATCTTGACTTTATTGTTTATCTCTACTCGCTCTTTGCCTGTGAGCGGTCGTCCTTGGTCGTGGTGGATATGGTTATTGATGTTGCCATTTGCCAGCTGCCCGTTGAAGTCGCCGTATATGATTTGTTTTTTGCTCGTCTCCATACAACCTCTTAGCTCTTCTTATGTCGATGCTTTCCACCAAAATTCATTGTGCCTGTATTGATTGCATCTCCTTCCACCATCTGGCCGTTGAAGTCTCCAGCGACCTGCACCGAAGCGCTGCTTTCGGTTGATGGAGCTGACTTCGTCACAAGTTTGACGACAGCCTTAGCCAACTGAACTGCATCCACTTTCTTCTCTAACGACAGCAAATCGACGGCATCAAGTACCGCTTGATGCACCGCAGACTCCCCGAATCCACTTCCCTTACGTTGCCCGGTCAGGACGTATTGAACGTCGACTCCCACTGCAGCCAATGCGGAAAGCTGTACTGCAGTCGGAGAGGAGACACCTTTCTCCCAGTCGACAAGCGTGCGGCGCTTGGCTCCTGCTGCATCAGCAAAGACCTCTTGGGTCAGCCCCAACCGGTCCCGCTCTTCTCTAAGCCTCACATCAATCAAGAGAAAATCTCCGCACATATATATATTTGACTTGTGCAGATTTCTGCACAATAATCAGATCACACCGTCCCACCACGAACGGCAACTTAACCGGCACCAAATTAAGCGCCATCAGCCCCTCTACAGGAGCCAACATGATACTGCGTACCGCTGCTGAAGCTCGTGCCGAGCTCCAGTCCAAAGGCATCTCGATCACCCAGTGGGCGATCGCCAACAAGTTCTCGCCCAACTTGGTATTCGAGGTTTTGGGTGGCCGCAAAAAATGCGTCCGTGGGCAAGCCCATGAGATTGCCATCAAGTTGGGAATGAAGGCCGGAGAAATCTGTACCGACCCTGCCAACGCTTTGTGTCAGACCCGCCGCCGTTCCGCTGCATGACTGGGCGCCTGATTTCCATATAGGTCAAACACCATGTCCGCCCACGCATCCACTTCGCCGGCCAGCGCCGCCACCGCTCCGGGCTCTAAGCCGGAGGCCTTCGGCGCCGCCACATACTGCTCAAGCCGGTCGACCAATTGCTGGGCATCCAGCACGCCGGCCTTGATGGTGGCGTCCAGCAGCATCTCGATCACTAGGTTCTGCGCGGTGATCTGTGCCTGCAGTCGTTGTTCCAGTGCTGACATCATTGGCTTCCTTGTGCGAATTATCCGCTTTTCATGCTACTTGGCGCAAACGTCTTGCGACAGATGCAAAACCGCACTTTGTTTGGAAGCCGCTTTACCGGAGGTATTCCAATGACCAAGCGCAATTGGAAGCGTGTACAGCCAAGCTCGTTGCGCAATGCGCTGGAGCTGTGCAAGGACTACGCCAAAGAGCGGCATAACCTGTCGGTTGAGCGCATCGCCGACCGCATGGGGCTGAGCGACCACTGGACGGTTTACAAGTGGATTCAGACCGGGCGCATTCCCGCCAACATGATCCGCGCCTACGAAACCGTGTGCGGCATCAACTACGCCACCCGGTGGCTGGCCGCCAGCGGCGGCAGCCTACTGATCGATATTCCATCTGGCCGCATCGCCTCCGCCGAAGACATGCAGACCTTGCAGAGCGTGCTGAACGACGCCGCCGGCCGACTGTTGCAGTTCTACGCCGGCAAGGCCCAAGCCACAGATACCTTGGCGGCCATCCAGCAGGCGATGGAAGGCCTGGCCTGGCATCGCGGCAATGTCGAAAAACACATGCAACCCGAACTGGAACTGGGAGGCTATTGATGAGCGCGCCAAGCCAAACCACCAAGAGCGCCGAAAAGGTTCTGGAAGTCCTGACCGTGTTGCTAGGGCACTTCGCCCACGGCCTGACGCCGGGCGAGCTGGCCAAAGCCACCGACCTGTCGCCGTCGAACATCACCCGCTACGTGGCCACGCTGGAGGAAAAAGGCTTTGTCGAGCGCATCCCCGAAACCGGACGCATCCGCCCCTCGGTGAAGCTGGCTCAGCACGCGGTGAGCATTTTGCGCGGGCTGGAAGCCTCCCGGCAGCGCCTGGATGAACTGACTTCCCGCATAACGATTGAACGATAAGGACACGATATGGCACGCACCCCAAACACCACTATCCCCGAAGCCTCCCCAGCCATTGAGCTGCGGCCAGATGCCGCTGAGGCGGCCAACGTTCTGGCGGCAGTCACTGCCGAGTATGGCGAAGGACGTGACCTAATGAATCAGCTGCTGGGTCAGGCTCAGATGGCAGAGGCATTTTCCAAGTTTTCCAAGACGGTCTTGGTTTCTAAATTGGCCTTCGTCAAGGAAAACAAGCTGTATCAGCAACTTAGTGGCAAACGTACCCAAGACGGTCTTGAGTATTCGGGGACCTGGGCCGAGTTTTGCAATCTACTGGGCTGGACGCCTGAGCATGCGAATGAGGCGATCGCCAATCTACGTAATTTCGGCGAAGAAGCCCTGGAAAGCATGTCCCGCATGGGCATTGGCTACCGCGAGCTGCGTCAATTCCGCAAGCTGCCAGACGACCAGAAGTCCGCCCTGATCGAAGTGGCCAAAACCGGCGACAAGGAGTCCTTTGTCGAGCTGGCCGAGGAGATCATCGCCAAGCACGCCAAGGAGAAGGAGGCATTGGCTCAGCGAGTCGAAGACGCCGAGGCGGACCTGGAGGCACGGTCGCGGGTGTTGCAGGACAAGAGCAGCAAGATCGACCAACTGACTGAGGACGTTGCCAAGTTGGAGAAACGAATCTCGGTAATGCCTCCAATTGAGATCGGTGAACAGATTAGGGCCGAGGCAACCAGCATGGCTTCGAAAGCCGAGGTCAGCATTCTTGCCGTGCGTCATGCGTTGACTGCTTTACGTGAGCACACCGAGCAATACGGCGTCTCACATGAGGAAGTGATGGCGGGCCTCCTAAGTCAGATGGAGTTAGGTATTCGTAAGTTGCGCAGCGAGTTCGGCGTCAAGGAGCGCCCTGACGGACAGGAGGTTCCAGATTGGCTGCGCGATCCTGAGCCGGTGCTGCCGGCCAATGATGGTCAGCTCGACCTGCTGCGGGCGGAAGGGTAAGTCATGAGCGCCGTCATGAACGAACGAGTTGTGGCTGCGGCCCTGGCCGCCCGCACCGCCAAGCATGGCGACAAGGGTGCCATTTACAGTGCGGCCTGCCGCGAGTTGGGTATCTCGCTCCCCACTCTGATGAAAAAGATCAATGAACTGACTTTGACATCGCCGCGCAAGCGCCGCTCGGACGCGGGTCAGAGCGCGCTGGAGCGCGACGAGGCGCTGCTGATCTCAGCGCTGCTGATGGAATCCACCCGGAAGAACGGCAAGCGGCTGTACTCGGTGGCGGACGCCATCGAGACCCTGCGCGCCAACGGCATGATCCGGGCCGAGTTCCTGGACACCGCAACCGGCGAGCTGCGGCCGCTGTCGGAAAGCACAATCTCCCGCGCCTTGCGTACTTACGGCCTGCACCCGGATCAACTGCTGGCCCCGGCGCCTGTCACCGAGTTGGCCAGCCTGCACCCGAACCATGTATGGCAGATCGACGCCAGCCTGTGCGTGCTCTATTACCTGAAGCCCTCAGCCGATGTCCGCGCCAACGGCCTGCGGGTGATGGACCACGCTGAGTTCTACAAGAACAAGCCGAAGAACGTGGCGCGCATTGCCAGTGACCGGGTGTGGAGCTACGAAATCACCGACCACGCCAGCGACTGGATTTATGTCGAGTATGTGATGGGCGCGGAGTCCGGCGAGAACTTGTGTTCGGTGCTGATCAATGCGATGCAGGAACGCGGTGGCGCCGATCTGCTGCACGGCGTTCCGCGCAAGTTGATGTTGGACGCCGGCTCGGCCAACACCGCCGCGATGTCCCGCAATCTATGCCGCGCGCTGGGCATCGAGCTGCTTGTCCATAAGGTGGGTAATGCCCGCGCCACCGGCCAGGTGGAGAACGCGCGCAACATCATCGAACGCAAGCTGGAGCCTGGCCTGAAGTTTCAGCCGGTCAACAGCCTGGACGAGCTCAACGCGCTGGCCAAGCGGTGGCGCATGCACTTCAACGCCACCGCCATCCATAGCCGTCATGGCAAAACCCGCAGCCAGGCCTGGATGGCCATCTTGGCGAGCCAACTGATCAAGGCGCCCGCTTTGGAAGTATGCCGCGAACTGGCGGTGGCCCAGCCGGAAAGCCGCAAGGTATCGCCGAAGCTGCGGGTGTCCTTCCAAGGACGGGAGTACGACGTGTCGACGGTGCCGGATGTGATGGTGGGCGAGAAGCTGATGGTCACCCGCAACCCGTGGCGCCAGGACGCCGCCCAAGTCGTCCTGGTGGGCGAAGACGGACGCGAGGTGTTCCACGTGGTGAACGAGGTGCTGAAAAACGAGTTCGGGTTCGCCACGACGGCCGCCACCTTGGGCGAGTCGTACAAACAGCACGCCGAGACGCCGGCTCAGGCCGCGCTCAAGCAGATCGAACAGATCGTCACCGGCACCGACAGCCCGGCGGCGGCCGAGGCCGCGCGCAAGGCCAAAGAGATTCCCTTTGGCGGGCGCCTTGACCCTTACAAGCATATCGAAGAGGCGGAACTGCCAGCCTACCTGCCGCGCCGTGGCACTGAACACGGGCTGGCCGCGCCCCAGGTCGAGTTCCCGCCGTTGACTCTGATCGAAGCCGCCAAGCAGCTGAAACAACGCGTGACCGCCGCTGGTGGCGAATGGACGGCGGATCGTTTCCAGTGGCTGGCTCAACGCAACCCGGCCGGTGTTCCCGAAGACCAGCTCGACGCGATTGTGGCCGAGCTATGCAGCCCCACTGCGGGCATGAAGTCGCCGCTTCGCGTGGTGAAGACGGCATAAGGAGAGTGTCATGTTGAAGCTGAAAAGCGTACTGCAGGCCGTGGGCCGCAAGCAGTCCGATCTGGCCGAACACCTCGGCCTATCTCAGGCCTCGGTGGCCCAGATCGTCAATCACGGCGAATGGCCGAAGAGCCTGGATGAAACCGACCTGCAGGAAAGCATCATCCGCTATCTGCAGGCGCACGGCGCGGCCGATGGCGACATCGACAGCGTCTTTGAAGAGGTGAGCGAGCCGCGCGCCAACGCGGCCCGCTCGGTCTCCCCGTCGAAAACCGCTACAGAGTCCAACCAGGAGGAATCCATGTTACTGCGTAAACAAGCGCTGTTTCCAGCGACCCGCAAGCATTTCAACTTATTCCGCGACCCATTTGGCGATGACGCCATCCAGTCGCACGAGGATATGTACGTTAGCCCGGACATCCGCTATGTCCGCGAAGCGATGCTGCAGACCGCCAAACACGGCGGCCTGCTGGCGGTGGTGGCCGAATCCGGCGCCGGCAAAACCACGCTGATGCGCGACCTGGAGGACCGCATCCTGCGCGAGACCCAGCCGATCCTGCTGATCAAGCCCTATGTGCTGGGCATGGAGGATAACGACCAGAAGGGCAAGACCCTGAAAGCCACGCACATCGCCGAGGCGCTCATGGCCGCCGTGGCGCCGCTGGAGAAGCCGAAGAGCAGCCCCGAGGCGCGCTTTGCCCAGTTGCACAAGGCACTCAAGGAAAGCCACGCCGCCGGCTTCCGCCATTGCCTAGTGATCGACGAAGCCCATGCGCTGCCTATCCCCACTATCAAGCACCTGAAGCGCTTCTTCGAACTGGAGCTGGGCTTCAAAAAGCTGCTGTCGATCATCCTGATCGGCCAGCCAGAGTTGAAAACCAAGTTGAGCGAGCGCGACGCAGCCGTGCGCGAGGTGGTACAGCGCTGCGAGATGGTGGAGCTGGCCCCGTTGGAGGGCGGCCGCCTGGAGGAATACCTGAAGTTCAAATTCGAGCGCATGAGCAAGCCGGTCAGTGAGGTGATCGACGCCAGCGGGATCGACGCCTTGCGCGCCAAGCTGACGGTGGCCACACGCCGGGACCGCCCGGAGACGGTGTCGCTGTTGTATCCGCTGGCGGTGGGCAATCTGCTGACGGCGTGCATGAACTTGGCTGCTGACCTGGGGGTGCCGTTGGTCAACGCCGATGTGGTCAAGGGGGTGTGACATGGCACTGCAAGCGGTTATCTCAAAAACGCCCAACAGCAACCAGGTAGTGCTGTCGGCCATCCGTGGCGTGGCCGATTCGGTGGAAGCGTTGACTGAAAACGGTTTTGTGGTGGTGGCGGTGGAGTTGTCGTCCGTGCTGCGCCCCACGATCCGTATCCAAAGCTGCGGCAAGTGCCAGCGCATGATCAACCAGGGCGAGGCGGTCTATTACAGCTACGGCCGGCGTGATCACTGCGGCCCGTACCGGGAAGGCCAGTTCATGCTGGGCCGCTGCCGTGTGGTGTGGACCGAGTTTGGTAACTGAGGAGATCAACATGCACAAACTGAATCAGGAAGTAGCGGCGCTGGTGCGCATCGCGGCGTACCAGTCTCCCAGGATCATGCGCGAGGCCTATGCCGGTCAGCAGCACTTCGACATTCGCCGCTTCGGCAACCACACCTTGGAACTGGTGGCGGACATGTACTCGCTGCAGTTTGAGGACGAGGAGCGCATCGACCCGGCGATGCAGTTCAGCAGCTCGGACTGGGACCAGGAAAAGATGGTGTTGCCATCGGCCTGCAGCCGTGAGGCCTTCTACCTGCTCTACCGCACCGGCCGGCAACTGGTGCGGAGCAAGCGCCGGCTGCTGCAGCTGGCGCCCAGAGCGGCATGAACACGGCGCAACCGGAACTGGACGCTGCCACGCGGCAGCGTCTGGCCGAAGAGGTGGAGCGGCTGGTGGCGCAGGGGACCGACCGCCGCGAAGCCCGGCAAATCGTCTGGCTGGACTACCTCGACGAGCTGAAGTCGTTCCAGGTTGCGCCGGCGAACTCGGCGCCGGCCCCGGAGGAGGAAAAGGCCGAGCCTCCTGTTGAGCCCAAGGCTGAAATACCGAATACCCCCCCTCGCCAGTTCTGGAGCGCATCAGCCGAACCGCAATTTACCGATGAGTGGCTGCGGAAGAACCGGAAGGAACTGGCGAAAGTGAAGCAAATGATGATGAGGATCAGCAAATGACTACCGAGCAAAACGTACCGGCCGGCTACTGGCAAGACGCCAAGGGCTGCCTGGTTCCCGAAAGCATGATCAAGCCGATCGACAAGGAGCGCGACCGGCTGGTGAAGGAACTGGTCGACAAGGCCCGTGGCGTCACCAAGGTGTTGGCCGATTTCAAGGCACAAGCGTTTGGCGACATCTCCGCTTTCATCGATATGTCGGTGGAGCAATACGATGCCAAGCTGGGCGGCAAGAAGGGCAATTTGACCCTCTACAGCTTCGACGGCAAGTACCGCATCCAGCGGGCGATCCAGGACCGCATCGCTTTCGATGAACGCTTGCAGGCTGCTCGTGTGTTGATCGACGAGTGTCTGGCGGACTGGACCGAAGGCGCGCGGCCAGAGCTGCAGGCCATCGTCAACCAGGCTTTCGACGGCGATAAAGAGGGCCAGATCAACACCGCCCGCGTGCTGGCCCTGCGCCGCTACGAGATCAAGGACGAACGCTGGCAGCGTGCGATGGTAGCGATCGGCGAAGCTGTCCAGGTGGTGGGCAGCAAGTCCTACATTCGTGTTTACGAACGAATCGGCGAGACGGATCAGTACCAGCCGATTGCTCTTGATATTGCGGGGGTGTGAGATGGCCAAGGGCGCTAATGGAAAGCTTCCTGTGACGCATGTCGACAACCGTCAGCGCCTGATCCGCTTGATCCACGTCGCCAAACGCGATCTTGCCCTGGATGACGATAGCTATCGCGCCATCCTGCTGCGGATTGGAAAGCAAGCGTCGTCGTCAAAGCTGACCATTCCACAGCTCAGCCAGGTTTTGGAATACATGAAGCAGGCAGGCTTCAAGGTGCGCTCCAAAGCCGGCGGACGGCCCCTGGCGAAAGACTGCCAGTCAAAGATGATTCGCGGCATATGGCTGGAGCTTGCCGGCATGGAAGTGGTGCGCAACGCATCCGAGGGAGCCCTGGCGACGTTTGTGAAACGCATGGCCAAGGTCGACACATTGCAGTGGCTGTCGACGGAGCAGGCCAGCCTGGTGATTGAGCATCTAAAGGAATGGCGCCAGCGAGAGATCAACGCTCGCCGTGCCCAGCTGCACAAGGCCATGGGGTTGCCGGTACCGACAGGGATTGAAGCGCAGGCGGCGCAGGAAGAGAAAATGCGAGAGGCCGCCAGCGCTGTGCTTGGCCACAAGACCAGCATCGCGGAGATGACCGAGACGGCGTTTCAGGCGGTATTGGCTCACTTCACCACGGAGACCATGCAATGAGAGACCAATTTCGAAGCAAAGGCCCTGAACTGCTTCTCGACCTGGCGGATCATGTGGCGGTGGCGCTGGTGGAACTGGCAAGCATGGAGCAAGAGCGCGCCATCCAGCTGGGCAGAGAGATCGCCAATCGTATGGCCATCCACTGGGGCGGCCAAAACGTCTACTTCCCGATGGGGCTTTCGATCAGACTATCGGAAAGGGACCGCCGTATCTTTGACGATTTCGATGGCGCCAACCATAGCGAACTCGCGCGCAAGTACGGCGTGTCGATTCAATGGGTCTACAAGATCGTGAAGGCCGTTCGACAAGAAGAAATGGCTCGCCGGCAGGGCGACATGTTTGGCCACTGA